CTTGAACTCACCTATTACTTCAATTTTATCTTGTTCTGTACGTTTTGTAATCGCCATTATTTTTCTCCTTTTGTCCGCCCCTAGAATCCACTAGAGGTATAAAGTTATTTATTAATTTGTTTGGTATGTTATAGTGAATAATTGACTCAAGCTATTACCTAGTGTATTACCAGTTACTTGTGCCACTCCTGTTGAATTTTGCACATAATACCAAATGTTTGTATCACTTGGAAATAAAATCGGAATTGGATGGGCAATTGCACTACCACTACTATTGTTATAACCAATTCCAACAGTGAAATGAGTTGATATTGGTGTAAATGGTACTGGGCCTATTTTTAACTGACTACCATTCATTGTTCCACCAGATAGAGCAACATAAAATTGAACACGAACAAAATTACCGATTTTAGTATAAGTTCCATGTTGCTGACTGTAACTCAAACTAGAACCACCTAAAGTTACAGTTGGTGTCCATGAGCCTGTTTCATAATCGTCAAGTCCATTTACAGCTGCAGTATCCGTTCCAAATTTTAATCCATCTGCATCAAGTCTACCAAGTTGTGTTCCAGCAGCATTTGCAAAAACTAAACCATTGGAAATTCCACCTAAATGTGAAACTGCACTACCATTATTTTGGAATATAATTTTATTGTTATTACTATTGGTACTATTTACTGTTAGTGGAGCACCACTTGCAGTTGCAGTAATGGTTGTACCAGTAATTGCACCAGAGCTTGTAAGTGATGTAACATTATTACTTAACGTAATATTACCAGAACCAGTCCTTGTTGCGATTGTATCTACTTTAATTGTTGACATATCTTTATCCTATCAATGCACCACAAAAGTTACCATCATATTGACCTTCAGTAGTACCGTTAAATGGCACCATAGCTCCTTGAACATAATCCCCAACAGCTAATGATACAATAGCAGATACCGCCGAACCATTATAAGATGTAGAATATTGGTAAGCTGTACCAGACAGTTGAGAACCACCATTTTTTATGATATAAATACCAGAGTTAGCACCTTGACTTGGAGTTGCCTGACATCCAAAATAATATATACCGGCTACTGGAGCAGTAAAACGTCCATTGGTGTTATTAAAGTGTGACCCATTATTGTATATCACTACAGAAGTTTGACTATTGTTTGTAGACCCAACCAAAAATGAACCAGTACTAGTACCACTACTATGACTTCTTGCATTGAACGCTGGAGTGTTTGGTTTTAGTACATATCCTTCTGGGGTGATAGTCATTTTTGCACTATTATTAGTGGACAAAACTAAATTATGATTTGTTACTGTCGCAAGATTTAAACCAGCAGAATAAACTTGGAATTCACCAGTTACACTGTTTGTTGTATCTTCAATTCTTACAGATGAACCAGCATTTCTATGAATGTCAATACCACCACCAGTTGCAGTAGCAGGACTTGTAGTTCCTATACCAATTAAATCTGTACTCGCATCTACAAATATTTTATTAGTGTTTACTGCAAGGTCACCAGTACCACTAATATTGCCAGGCACCACAAGATTATGTCCAGACCCCAGACTTACGTTTCCAGAACCAGCTACGTTCTCAATGGTATCTACTTTAATCTTGGATGACATTTAACTTTTCCTTATTCTGAAGAAGTTTTGGATTCTGCTATATCTTTTTCAGCAGCATCAGATACATTTTTTGCAGTATCAACTACCTTCAGTTCAAACGCTTGAGTAACCTGTGCATCAGTTCCAACTGCAAGTGCAATAGAATTTGCATTACAATGTGCAACTAGAGCTGCAATAATCTCTTCTTGTGCAATACGAGCACGATTGTGAATTGCATTATCACACCAATCTTGGACTGAATAAGCAGCATACTCAAGACACTTTACTTGTGTGTCTGATACTGTTACTTTAATCTCCGCCATTTTATTCTCCTATTTAATTTAAACTATTTATGTTAACCTAGTAAATGACCGTAAAACTCATTTGCACTACCGTAATGTTGAACAGTTCCACCAATGCCTGAGAGTGCAACTTGCATATAATCATTTGCTGCCAACTCTACAACTGTTTGTAAACTCATTTGTATATCATTATCTGTATGGTTAGCATATCCAAAAATATGATTTAAACTAGAAAGTTGACCACCATTTTTATAAAGCCTTACATATCCATACGCACTAGTTCCATCTGATGCAGCTGCGTTATTTCTTACATAACAATGAAAACCAATTAAATATCTTCCAGCAATTGGAGCAACAAATCTGTCGTTTGTTGTCGAGTAGTGACTACCCACATTGTGATATACATTTCCATCAAATTCTATTATTGCAGTATTACCAGAAGTTACATTAACCCAATTAGAATTATTGCTACCCACTCTAAATGATGGTTGACTTGGTTGTGTAAATATTCCAGCGGCAGTAATACGACCACGTTCTGCGGTGTTTGTTATGAAACGTATATCATGATTTGATGTTGTACCTATAATATTTGTGTTAGCACTATCAACACCAGATATGGCTTGAGCAGTTCCATTAGTTGTATGAGCATAAGCAATTGATGCGTGTGATATGGAAAGAGGATACGATGGAGAAGTAGTGCCAATGCCTACTCTATTAGTTTGTGCATCTACAACTAATGCATCTGTATCTACTACAAAATCGTCACCAGATTCAATCTTAACTGTGTTTGCATCTCCACCAGATGTTAGTCCTGCTATTGTTGTTACTGAAATCTTACTCATGTCTATACCACCGAAAGTTCACCGTTGATTGTAAGTGTTACTCCACTTGCAATCGTTAGTGGGCCCGCAGCCAATCCATTATTGTTTGCATCAATAGCAACACTTGTGTTTAATTCGTTTTCATGTACACGAATAATATCTCCAGCACCACCAGAAGTTTCACCTAGAAACTTACCACCACCAAGACCAGATGCACTAACTCTTTTCAGTGTCGTTGCAGAAGTATCGAAGATGATTAGTGAATCACCACCGACTGCTTTATTAACATCTGCGTTTGCGAGTGTTGTTCCAGAACCTTGGATTGCACCGTTACCTATCGTAGTTAATGTTGGCATTATTCTTTTCCTTTTAACATTTTTTGCAGTTCAGCGGTTGAACCGACAAACAATGCATTTGTTACATTCTTTGGTGCAGAGTTTGGAACTTCCTTGAGTTTCTTCATTTTCGTCTGAAGGTCACCAAGTTTTTCCGTTACGTCTGCAACATTTTTAATTAACTGACCAGCAACTTCATAAGACCGTGGATGTTCACTCTCTCTAGCAAGTTCAAGGATTCCATCAATTGCGTCTTGTCCTCTTTCCACTAACCTATAAAAGTTTTCTCTCTGATATTTATAATCATTGTCTGTGTCCTCTGAATCAGATTGTGGGGGAACAACCTCAGGCAAAGTTACTTGAGATGCAGTTGTTTCCACAACATCTGTGATTCCCAACACATTATCTAAAACATCATCAGAGGTACGCATGATAAACCTATGCTGGTTTCTGCGGCCAAGTTACATTTTTCAACTCACCATTTTCCAAAGTCGCATCCTTACCACCAGATGCTGCTGGAAGGTCACGAAGTTGTTGACGATATGTTTTCATATTGTCTGCCATGGTTACGTCAGAAAGTGCATGGAAATCTGTCTCTGCAAGTTTGGCATCTCTTTGTTTACGAAGTTCTACCATAGGTGCGGCCGACTCTAGTTTTGCTTTCTCATCTGATACTTGTTTCCAAGTTACACCCCACTTTGAAGTGTCATCAGATTCGATTGCAGAACCATTTTCATCTGCACCAGTTACCTTGCGAAACATTGATTTGAATTCGTCTTCATTTGTAGGTTCGCCACGCATAACCCACTCCGTGATACCCAATGAAGATAATGCTTCTCCAATATTTGCCATTCTATTTTCTCCTGTTAAAATTCTTTCTTTTATTTATCCTATTCTAAACCCTTGCATAAAAAATCCTAGAGCTTGAGCAGATGGATATGTAGTAGCATTACCACTCCCTGTTTGATATAAATCTAGTTCAAGAAAACTACCACTGACAAAGTTATGCATGAAACTAAATGTTGGATACACATAAGAGGCGTTTGGAGATGTTGCTTCAAAGTAACCAATATAGGGGCCATTATTCAT